TGATGAAGATAATCTTATGAAGATTGCTGTTGAACAAGGTGTAATTGAAAATGAATTTAATTGGAAGTTAGTTCGTGAACGAGATGGTTTAACTATGCAGTCTAAAGCAATAAAATGGTTAGAATGGGAGGAAGATGGTAGATATAAAAATGAACATGAGGAACCTACAGTTGGTTTTTCACTAATTATGTCTCCATTTAATCAATTCTTTACTTGGCAAACTACAAGCATAACTGAGATTGTAGAACAAAGAGAAGATTATGTTAAGTTCCATACTAGAAATAGTACTTATGAATTATTTAAACTATGACACAACAAGAATTTGAACAACATAGACAAACATGGATTAAGGAGTGGAATGATAAGTGGAGAGTATTAGATATTGATTTTGAAGCTTATATGCTTATGAAGGGTATGTCCCCAAATGAGTATAAAACTATAAATGAGGCTAGTTGGCAAAAAAACGAGCTTATTGATGATGAGTGGGGTGAAACATTCATATGAAAAAAATAGATTGGCGTGAGGTAAAAGTTACTATTTGGTTATTTATTTGGTTATGTATCATGATAGCGATCCCTCTTTTGGTTTTTTGAAATCTCTTGTTTGGCCTTCGCAAACATGGATGTTATATTTATCGAGTAATAGGAAATAAAAACAATAAAGGTTATGCAAAACGTAAATGTAGTAAAAAGAAAAGGTCGTCCAAGCACTAAAAATGTAACTTACACTCCATCGTTAATCGATTTTTCAAAGGTTACTAAATTGAATGATTTGAATATCGATCCTAAAATGATGAACACTTTTAAATCAGGTTTGAAAGTGGATCAATTGATTTCACATGAAGGAGGTATTCCGGCCGCAACTAATATTATGATGATTGGTGATCCAGGTGTTGGTAAAACAACGGTATTGTTGGATGTATTATCAGCCGCTCAAAATAAAGGAGCAAAATGTTTGTTTATTTCAGGTGAAATGGGAAAAAAACAAATGTTTAAATACACACAACGTTTCCCACAATTTGGAAATATCAATACTTTGTTTATGCAAGATTATTTAGAGTTCAACACTAAAGATGTTATTGAACAGGTTTTGAATGTTGGCTATGATATTGTTTTGATTGATAGCGCCGCTGAAATTATTGATGGTGTTCGTGATGATAACAATTGGGATCGTAAAATGGCTGAAGCGTGGTTGGTTGATGTTTGTACTAAAAACAATAAAGGTGAAAACAAATCAAATTCTTACACTTCGTTTTTGTTGATTCAACAAGTTACTAAATCAGGTGTGTTTAGTGGTTCTAATAAATTGAAGCACTTGGTTGATGCAATGGGTGAGATGAGAAGAGAATCAGAACGTGATGGTTCAGGTACTTATATCAATTTCACTAAAAACAGAAATGGTTTGGTTGATAACAAAATGTACTATGAATTAAATAATAGTAAGATTGTTTACGGTCAAATTACAGTAAACGAAGAGGCTTAACACCCGTTTGGCCTCTTCGGCTATTTATGTTATATTAATTGTATAAGGAAATAAAGGTTATGAAAAGTATATTATATTTACACGGATTAGAAAGTTCAAATATTTGTGATAAAGTTGATTTTCTTAAAGAAAACGCTAATGTAGTCGCTCCTTCTATTGATTATTCAGATCCAGGTCTTGAAGAAAAATTATTTTATATTGTTGAAAAATTTGAACCAGATGTAATTATTGGTTCTTCAATGGGTGGTTATGTTGGTATGATGTTAGCTAACAAATATGACATTGATTGTGTTTTATTTAATCCAGCTATTCATTCACGACCTATGGAACCAAATTTGAGATCATTAATTTATGATGGACCAAAACATGGTTTAAACTCAGTTGTTGTTTTAGGTTTAGAAGATGAGGTTATTGATCCAGCTAAAACTGAGGATATTTTAGAACAAGTTGAATTTGATTGTGAAATAGAAAGAGTGGAAGAAATGGGTCACCGTGTTCCATTTGATGTTTTTGTTAATATTTATAACAAATACATAAAATAATGTCTTTTAATTTACTTGAATTTTTAAAACGTAATCCCTTACTTGAAGAACTACCTAAAGACAAATGGGTAGATCTTACTTCTGATCAAAAATCAGAGTATGCTAAGGATATATTTGACCTAATCAACACAGCATATGCGCCTATAGGCGGCAATATAAACTATAAAAGCGCAGCAGATGTATTAGGCGCGGAAGCAGATGCTAATTATGAGGTAGTTAATATAGACGATGATCCTGAACCTGATGCTTTAATATCTTATAAAGAAAAAAATGCAGGTAAAAAAATAACAGCATTAGGCCATGATGGTGAACCTGTTTCTAAATCTAAATCTTTAAACAAAATGACATCCTTACTTAAGGAACCAGGTTACTATTTAGAAGTTTCAGGTAAGTTACAAGACATATTATTAGCTAAAGGTGCTCCTGTAGTAAAAGATAAAGATTTAATTCAAAAGGTACTTAAAGGTAAAACATTAGAGTTTAATGAGGATGGTACATATCAGAGGTTTATTGGTGGTGAAAAGCATACCAAAACACTTCTTGGAAAACCTCTTTAACCTCTTTAACCTCTTGTTTGGCTCACCCGGAACCCAATGTTATATTTATGTCATAATAAAAAACGATAAAAAATTAAGGTTATGTTAGAAATTAGAAACACAGAATTCATCGACAAAAAAGAGATCAAAAATCGCGCTAAATCAATTTTCACAGAAACTGGTTCGCCAAATGTAAGTGAAAAGTACGCTCACATTTCAACTGAAAAGATCATTGACGATATGGCTTTGTTAGGTTGGGGAGTAGTTGATGCTAAAGAAGTTAAAGCTCGTAAAGCAGACAATGTTGGTTTTCAGAAACACCTAGTTGTATTCCGTAACAACGAAATTCAAATCACTTCAGAAGATGGTGATAACGTTTCTCCACAAATTCTATTAACAAATTCACATGATGGTAAAAATGCGTTTACTTTCACAGCTGGTTTGTTTAGAATGGTTTGTGAAAATGGTTTAGTTATTTCAACTAAAGAATTTGAGAACATGAAAATTCGTCACTATGGTTATTCATTTGAGGAATTGCAAGAGGTGATTAAGTCAATGGTTGAGAAATTGCCTTTGACAGTTGAGTCACTTAATAAGTTCCGTTCAATTGAATTGGGTCAAGATCAAATGCTTGATTTTGCTAAAAAGGCTCTTGCCACTCGTTTCACAGATGACGAATTGGATAACATTAAGATCGATTTGAAAGATTTGTTGACTCCAACTCGTAAAGAAGACAATGGTTCTGATTTGTGGAGTGTGTATAATGTGGTTCAAGAAAAATTGGTTCACGGAATGTTTAATTACCAGTATGGTGTTAAGACACGTAAAGCTCGTAAAATCAAGAACTTTAATAAGGACTTGGAATTGAACGAGAAATTGTATGATTTGGCTCTTGAATACGTTCCCGCATAAGGGAATGTATTTAAGTTTGGTTTAGTAAAAATTAGTTCTTATATTTATTACATAATTAAAATTGCTACTGTGGCGGAATAGGTAGACGCGCAGGACTTAAAATCCTGTGAGCAGTAATGTTCGTGCCGGTTCGATCCCGGCCAGTAGTACTAAAAATTAAAAATTATATATTTATATCAAAATGAAAAAATTATTGTTTATCGCCGCATTGGTTACTTTGGCTTCTTGTTCAAACGAAACCTCAACTTCATCTAATGATTCAGTTTGTACTGATTCAACTTGTACTGATTCAGTTTCTGTTGATTCATTAGCTAATCGAGTTCAACTTCGTGCTGATTCAATTCTCACAGAAGTAAAAAAATAATTGAGAATTTAGTATCTGTTCTTTGACATAATAAGCCCCCTTAGCTCAGTTGGTAGAGCTTCTGATTTGTAATCAGATGGTCGCTGGTTCGAGTCCGGCAGGTGGCTCAAATGAAACTAACAGAAGGAGATAATGTTTCTCTGAAAGGACTACTAACTTCCAAGTGAGTCGCAATCACAATCGGAAGGTACGAAACAGCTTAGTAGACTCTGTTCAGGTTCCTGCTCTGCTGTGCACGGCAACAGGTTATGGGGAACAAACCATAAGTAAAACCCGGAGAAATAGTTTCATTTAAATGGCGGATTAGTGTAATGGTAACACATAAGGCTCATAACCTTAAATTGGCAGTTCGAGTCTGTCGTCCGCAACAAAAGCCCGAAGTACAAGGGAACGAAGATAGAGTAAGTCCTCTGCGAAAGTATGAACCTCTCCAAATCGTATGTTGGCACAGTTAGCAACTCTGGGGGTAATCTAAAAGTTGCAAAATAGTTAGATGGACGTAATGCGAGATGGTACTCAAGTCCTTAAATGGTTGTCTAATCCGTCTAGAACGGTATCCGGTTCGAGTCCGGCTCTAACTACAAAATCCAGTGTTCGTGAGGTGTAAGCAACAGGAACGAAAACACCCTCATTAAATATGTTGCACGTGTAAGTAATGGACCCTTACACAAATAGTCAAGTGGCGAAAGGTTGGGGATGTCCCTGACGTGGTAGTTGCTATCCTGTAATAAGGAGATGCTGAGTTAAAAACGGCGTTCAAGGTTCGAGTCCTTGCTTGACTACACGTGCTGATTGGTCTCAGCAGGAGCATACCCCAGGCGAAGAAGTGAATTAACCATCATAGGGGAATTGGAAGATTGGCAGAGTGGTCGATCGCGGCAGTCTTGAAAACTGTTGTACCGCAAGGTACCGTAGGTTCGAATCCTACATCTTCCGCAAACCTTAAAACCGATTCGGGTTCGTGAACAAGGGAGGCCTGCGCTTCTAGTAAAGAAAGAAATCACGTTAAATCTCCCCACGCTAGGTGGCAGCGGTGACCTAGCATTATTACCCTTTCGTCTAACGGCAGGACAACTGGTTTTGGTCCAGTTAATGGTAGTTCGAATCTATCAGGGGTAACAAAAAAATCGTCCCTTATGGGGTAAAGATGAAAGGTACAATCATCGTAGGTTAAGCGATATCCTACATTTGGACCCTTAGCTCAGTTGGTCAGAGCGTCAGACTCATAATCTGGGGGTCGTAGGTTCAAGTCCTGCAGGGTCCACCGCAGTGAGATGTTATAGCTACAGCTAGGGTCCGTTATTATTTTAACGGGCCTTTTTTCATTTAATATTTATTATAAATGGCAACATATTCATTTAATACTACAGGTTCTAGAACATTTTTAGTAGCAGACATTTCCGCATCCCAATCTACCACTTGGAATATTATTCCGTCTGCTCCTGGTGCTTCTTATTTCACTTTAGAGACTATTCCTAATAATAATGGATTTTATACTACTTCTTCTGTAAAAGGATGTTCAGGATCTTTTACTATTTCCTCAGGAATTATTAATTTAGTTAAAGATGATTATAAAATGAGTGCTGTTGTTGCTCAAGGAGGAGGCCAAATTACTTTTGTCCCTTCTCAATATGTTTCTTCTTCTCAAATGTATGTAAAAGGAGTCGGATAATATTTATTATCGTGAAATCATTATTATTGATTCTAACATTATTACCTAATTTTCTATTATCTCAAATTAAAGTAGATAAAGCAGGTAATGGTTGGGATTTAAAAATTGATTCTGCTATACAATTAATTAAAAAAACAGATATTGAAAAATATCAGTTGCTTGATAGTGTTTGTGATAGAGTAGAGTTCTGGTCTTCCGGGTTTTCTTCTAATGATGGAAGTTATGGAAAGAAAGGAACAATACTAGTTGCCGTTAAAGATGTACAGTTAAATTCAATTAACAATCTCGCTGTAGTATTAATACACGAGAGTTTACATCTACATGTTTTACATAAAGGGTACATCATAATTCCTGAACAAGAGGAAGCATGGTGTTACAGGTATGAGCTTGACTTTATTGATAAGTTATCTAATCCTGAGCCTTGGTTGAAACAACATGCAATAAAACAACTAACAAACATACAAAAATGAAAAAACTAATCCTATTCTTACTAACGGCCTTAGCCGTTTTCGGAGTATCGGCACAGTCAGCTTCAACATCACCCGGAACAGGGCACTGGGTGGTAATTGATTCTGGTTATCAAGTAGCAACTACTACTGCCGGACAAACTGTTGCCCCTTTACATTTTTACAATACTTCAACTTCTGAGAAGATTACTGGTATGCAGTATAGAGTATTTTATGATAACACTGCTTTTACAGCGGTTGTTCCTTCATTAAAGATCTCTTCAACTGATCAATATCTTCAATATGTGGATAGTAATGCTCAAGGATTCTTAACTGTTACTTTGGTTTATACAGGAACCAATGCTACTTTTAATTATACTAATGGTGCTACTTTTGATTTAACTTTTACTCATGCTGGTAGCGCTATTTGGAACAACTTAGATTCTATTAAGACTTTAAAAGTTTCTGGTGTAAAATCATTCTCAAACAAAGCTGCTACTAATTGGGGTAACGATACTACATTAGTAGTTTATTCTTACGGTGGTCGTTTCAACCAGAAAGTATTACGTTTCGCTGCTAAGTTTAAAAACGTTACAGGTTCAGATGCTAAAAACTTATGGGTATCTTTAGAAAAGAAATCACCATCAGGATCTTGGACTCAAGTAGAAGCTAAAGCAACTAACTCTTTAGGTCATGTTGTATTTAAGAAATTCTTAGATACTACTTATTGGGATGTTAGAATGGTAGTTAAAGGTGATACAATGACTCCTGGAAGTGTTATTTCAACTGCAGATGCACAAAAAATTAATCAATCTATTTTAGCTCAATATACTCCTTCAGGATTTGATTACTACACAATGGATGTAAATGGAACTGATGGTTCTATCTCTATTGCAGACGTTTATTCAGTTTATGGAAGATTGGCAGGTAGATTCTCTGCTTGGCCTAATTCTAAAAAGGATGTAATGTTCTTTACAGTAGCCGAGTATAATGCTATTAATGGTGCGGCTGCTAACTTAACTTCTACTTACTCTACAATTAATAACTTCAACTACACTATTGACGGTAAAGATTCTATCACTTACTATGTAGCTGTTAAAGGAGATGCTAACGCAACTGGTTTTAAAATGGCTCGTTTAACGCCTATTAAAATTGTTAACCCAACTAATGCTAAGAACTACATCATTGACAACACCGTTCAATATGATGACGTTATAGAAACTATAGAGGTTAATATGCCTAAAGTTAAAGTTGATGAAGGTAACTTAGTTAACGTTCCTGTTAAAATGCTTACTAACGGAAAACAATTAGGTGCTGTTCAATTAGAGTTAAAATATGATACCGCATTACTTGAGTTCAAGAAAATCGATTTGACTGAAAAAATGATGAATTGGACTTCATATACTAACCCTGATAATGGAGTAGTTGCTTTTGGTGCTGCTGATTTGACTAATAAGAATTTAGTTAATGATGGTGAGCAAATTTTAGTAATGCAATTTATAGCTAAAAAACCTCAATCAGAATGGGGTACTGCTGCTTTATGGACTGGTCCTAAATTTGTAGGTGGTAATGATGCTCGTGATATGAATATTACTCCTGCTATGGGAGTGATTGAAGTTCGCAGAATTACTAAACCTGTTAAATTATCTCAACTTGAAAATATTCTTGTATTCCCAAATCCAACAGATGGTGAAGTAATGGTTCAATTTCGTGTTGAACAAGAATCAGAAACTGAAGTAGTTGTTAGTGATGTAGTAGGAAGAAAAGTTATGGAAGTTGTTAATACTAAAATGCCTGCTGGTGAGTACAAATATGTTGTTAATTTAACTCCTTTATCTAATGGTTTTTATTTAGTATCTGTTAAAACAGACACACAACTTTCAACCTCTAAAATAATTATAAACAAATAATGGCTATCAAGGATTCAGTAAAAAAAGCGTTAGGTTTTGATAAGCCTGATTTTGTTAAAGTAGATGATAAGAATCGTTTCTACTTTATGTTACAACAAATGCAAAATAACCGTTGGAAGATTACAGTTATTGTATTGGGTTTGTTTTTCTTTATTATTGCCGGAATTAATTCAGCTGTGTTCTTCAATATTACTATTGCTGAATCTTGGAAAGAATTATTACTTATTTTATTAGGTGCTTTTGTAGGTAACTTAAATAAAGTAGTTGACTACTGGTTTAATTCTGAAGATAGAGATAAAATGTTAATTCAAAAGGTTGATGAAGAAGATGGTCAATCATTATCAAGTACACTAGATAAATAAACTAATATGTCAGAAGAAAAAGAAGAAAGCGTAATGTCAGCTACCAAAAAAGCAATTATTGGAGCTATCACTACAGCAGTTACAGCCGGCGGTGCCTGGTTTGCAACCCACTTAGGCGGTGGCGAAGAGCCTAAAAATGAAGTTAAGACTGAACAGACTGCACCTGGTGCTCCTGTTGTGATTAACTTACAGAACAACAACACCAACCAACAAAAGCAATCAAGTGGTGGTACTAACACAGTTATTAAAGAGCGTGTGATTGAAAAACCAGCTGCTGTTACTCCTGCCCCTGCTACTAAACCTGCTAAAGATGAAGAAGATCCTTGGTAATATTTTTTTAACTATCTTATTAGTAGGTTGTGGTTCTATGAAAACCACCACTGAAAAAGATGTTATTGAAACTAAGGATATTTCAACTGTTTCTAACTATACTGACTCTATTAAGAAGACAGTTCAGGTAGTTAATGTTGATATGACTAAAGTTTTAGCTTTATATCCTGATTTACAAGAAAAAAATGTTGGACTTGGATTCGCTGAATCTGTATTAGACTACTTAGATGAAACAAATCGTTTTATATTTACTGAAGAGAAGAGTGAAATCAAGGAAAGGATGGTAACTCAATTCAAGGCATCTAAAAAAGGTGTTTTTGAAGAACCGATTGATGGTAAAGGTAAAATCAAAGCAGCTCAATACTTTGTATATGTGACTGTAGCTGATTTTGCTGTGGATGAAGATGAAACTGTAATGAAAGGTAAGTCAACAGTTGTTGTAACTACCTTTATTCGTTTACAAGTAAGATTTGTAGATGCTAAAACAGGTCAAATATATATCGGTTCAGGTGAAGGTGAGTCACAAAAAGTAGGTGAATCATTCCTAAAAAATCTTGATATGAAGTTTTCTCAAAGTACTGTAGGTAAAGCAACAAGAAAGTCTTTAGAGACTGCTACAACTAAAGTAATTGAAAACCTAATCAAGAATGGTATCTTTAAAAACTAAAATATTATTATTATTAATGATAATTGGATTGCCCCTCTGTGGGCAATCCTTTATTTATAGTTATATAGATCCGTGTACTAAACAAAGTAAATTCATTAACGCAGACATGAGCGCTCCCATAGTTATCTCGTACTATGGACAAGTAAAAACGTTTACATACGCAGAATTAAGCAACGGTGTGTTTGATAATTGGATAAATGATATTTATATTAAATACCAAAACACATCACCTTGTCAAGGCGTTCTTACTACTACTACAACTACAACTTCAACCAACCAAGTTTCAAATATAATTGGTAATGTTACTAATATCTTAAGTATTGATCTATCATCAGTAACAAGTGGAGTATCAGGAGGTGTAGGAAATAATATAGGAGGAACAACATCAACAGGTTCAGGAAGTGTAAAAACAGAAAAAAAAGATGGAAATAATAGCAACAGTAATTCTTCTAATTCTGATCCCAATAATAATAATGGATCAGGTAATAACTCGAGCGAGGGACAAACAGGACAAACTGGAGGAAATCCACCAGAAAATCAAGGCGGGTCTAATGGATCCGGAGGAGGAACAGTAGGCAATGGAAGCAGCGGTTCAAGTAGTAACGGTAATTCTTCTGGTAGTGGTTCTGGTAGTGGGGGTGGGAATAACAGTAGTGGAGAGACACCAAAGGAAGAAAAACCAACAGACCAACAAGTAGAAGATACTAAGACTGAGACTCAAAAATCTCAATCTGCTGGTACTGCTAAGGCAGCAGGTAAAGCTAAAGTTGAAACTCAAAAGCCAGCGATTTTAATGACTGGGGATATTGTTGGGGTTCAAACTAGAGCTGATGGTTCTCAAGATGCTAGAGGTACTGCCTCTTTTACTCGTGTAAAAGGTGATGGCACAGCCTCAATAGGATTTTCAGCTGACTATATGGTTAATGCTAAAATTGGTAATTTATCAGCTGTACGTTCTTGGATTGGAACTAATAAAGCAGGAAACAAACATGTTAATGTAGCCTCAGTTGGTTTAGGATTATTACCTAAATCTACTACAGCTAATGCTCTATTAATACGAGTTAATTCAATTAAGTCATTCACCGCTTTATATGGCGTATCAGGTACTTATGGGGCAATGTTTGGTGAGGAACTAATATCAACTATTATGATTGGTGGTTTTATGTATAAAGGTAAAATTGGTAAAGCATTAGATGCTACAATTATTATGGCAGGTATTTATTCTCCTTATTCTAAATTCTATACAGAATCTATTTTTGAGGCAAAACCAATTGTTATTCCTTTCTTAAATCTTAATTACAAATTAACTAAAACATTTGGAGTTGGCTTAACAGGAGGAGGTACGTATGTTGCGGGACAGGATATTGTTAACTTTCAAATATTAATGGGTGCTAAATTAAAAATATGAGGTGGTTAATTGTATTTTTATTATTTACTAATTCACTCCTAGGTCAATTTACCTATTCAGGATACCTTTATAATGCTAATGGTTCGGGAGCAAATAATGTTGCTGTAAAACTTTTTAAAAGCACAGTAGGAGCTACTACAAAGACAGGAACCTTAACAAAAATAACTTCAGGTATTCCTTCTGATAGAGGAAGAGGTGGTTCTGTATTACACTCTACTCTTAATACTGATGAAAAATCAGTTGCTGTAACTATCCCCTTCACAGTAAGTTATGCAGGTACAAATTATACAAGTGGTCACGTTAACGCTAACTCTTGGTTTTGTTTTGGAACAACATCAAGTTCTGGTTATAATGGAAGTGCTACTAGTCCTAATCAACCTACTATCCATATTGGTTCAGTAGATAATGGTTCTACAGACAATAACGTTTCCTATGTTTCAACTGAAGCTTATACAGATGGAACTTACGGAGATGTGTTTAGAGTGAGATATGAGGGTAACTGCAAATACAATCAGACAGGAATTAATTATACTTGGGATTTATATTTTATTAAAAATCAACCCTCAAAACAGATAGTAGTCTGGAGAATTTTTACAGCTGACGGTTCAAACCAAGAAGTAATGGGTATATCGACAGGAAGTGCTTGGATGGCAAGTTCCTTTATTACAGCAGGAACCTTTGCTAGTACTACTTGGGAAATAACTTCAACCTCAACAACAACAACCTCATCAAATTCTTTAGATGCTACAGCATATACAAACTCATCAGGTTATTATTCTTTTTCAAGAACTACAGTTGCAGGGAATCAATTTACAATTCAGGTAGATGCTCCAACCAGAATTCAAGCTTACACTACTACAGATATTCAAACAATATCAAATAATATATTAGGTAAATCAACAACTAATGGACTTTCTTATCATATGTTTGATGTTAATGATGATGGAAAAATAAATATAGCAGACAAGTATTATGTTTCTGCTAGAAAGGCAGGACGATTTTCTAAATGGAGAATAGCTCCTGATGTTAGAATTTTTACTGTATCTGAGTATAATTCAATAGTAGCCGTTAAAACAAATGTTAGATTAACATATCCAGGAGTAAGTACTTACACCACAGGAACTCTAACAACCGGAGGAACATTAAACCTTTACATTATCGCCCCAGGATATGCTGGTTCCGTATCTTATTAATATTTATAAAGGATGTTAAACATTCTAGCTCCTATATTATTAGCTTTAGCTCCTGTAGAACCTACATTAGTAAAAGTAAATGTAACTAACGCTCAACATATCCAAACAATTGGTGGTAGAGATGTTACATTTGGAGTAAAAGAAAATGTTGAAGAATTATTAATTGAAAAAGGATATACTACTGTTGACTCAGGAGTTGCTTTTGATGTCCAAGTTTCAATTGATAGTATATATTCTCCTCAACAATTACTTAATATTATTGGATTACAATGGTTACGTAAAGACTATATTGTAGAAACTACTATTTGCATAGGTTCAGGTTGTTTTAAAGGTAAAGGTGAAAGACGTACTTTCATTTTTGCTATGTTTTTAAATGTTGAGAATGGAGAAGTTCCACTTAACAAAAAGGCGTTCTCAAAATCGTTACAAGAAGCTTTAATAAAAACAACAAAACAATTCTAAATATGAAACAATTTTTTAAAAATTTATTCGACGACAACAACACAATTAACGAAAAAGCTGTAGTAGGTTTTATAGCTTTTATATGTTTGGTATTAGCACTTATGGTTGACTTGGTAACAGGTTACATGGGAACTGCTTTGGTAATTAACGAGTTCATCTTTGATGGCTTCATGGTAATCATTTTAGGTTGCTTTGGAATTGCATCTGTAGATAAATTCATGAACAAAAAAGACAAACACGAAGAAGATAAAGATATAGAAGGTTAATTTATGTTATTAAAAAAAGGTGATAATAATGAACAGGTAAAACAACTCCAAGTTAAATTAGGAGTTGATCCTGTGGGGAATTTTGGACCCAAAACAGAAGAGGCTGTAAAGGCTTTTCAAGCGAAAAATGGTTTAACTGCTGATGGTATTGTTGGACCTGCTACTTGGGATAAAATTATGGGCTCTGCTCCTGCAGCGCCTGCGGCTCCTGCTGTAGTAGTTCCTCCTAGTTCTTTTAAATTAGATAAATTAAAAGGACATATTCCTGATTCTGTACTAGCTCAGATCCCTGATACTGCTGCTAAATTTAATATAACTAATCCTTTAAGATTAGCTCATTTCTTAGCTCAATGTGGTCATGAATCAGGAGGTTGGAAAGCAACTTCAGAAAATTTAAATTATTCTTCTAAAGGTTTGATGGGTATATTTAAAAAATATTTCCCTACTTTAGCTTTGGCTGAACAATATGCTCGTAAACCTATTGCTATTGCTTCTCGTGTTTATGGAGGTAGAATGGGTAATGGTGCTGAACCTACTCAAGATGGATATAAATTTAGAGGTCGTGGTTACATCCAATTGACTGGTAAAGATAATTATTCTTCTTTTGATAAGTTTGTTCCTGAAGATATTTTAGCTAATCCTGATTTGGTTGCTACTAAGTATCCTTTAATGTCTGCTGCTTGGTTCTTTAATAAGAATGGTTTGTGGGCTATTTGTGATAAAGGAGCTGACCAAGGAACAGTAACAGGCGTTACTAAAAGAGTAAATGGTGGAACAATTGGTTTACCTGATCGTATTAAACATTTTGTAGAATATTATAATTTATTAAAATAATGAGTGAGTTTCAATTAAAAGAAGGACAAGGATATATCTACGTTGGAGAATATTTTCATAAGTTTGGAAAAGAAGTTCCATCTGAAAAGAAAATAGGTAAAACAGATGATTTATTAAAAATTCCTCAAATCGATGATTATGCCTTTAGTTTAGATTTTCATACACCAGATATTTACTTAGTTGATGATGTTGAAAAAATGTATAAAGCATTAACTACTATTTTGGAACATGACCAACTTAAAGAAGATTGGTTTGAAGATACTGATGGAGATTTGAAAGATAGAGTAGCTAAGTTTATGGCTGCTTTTGGCTATACTGAAATTGCTGATGTTGATGGAGATGGTATTCCTGACCATCTAGATGACGTTATTGGTTGAGTTTGACAACTGACGTGACCCGATTAGGGTAGTTTAATATAGGGCCTATATGAGAAGTATAGGCCATCTATATTTATGGTTGTGAACATTGATAAAATATTTGATTTATTTAACGATAAAGAGCCTGATTCTCTTAAGGAGAAATCACAGGCAGCAGATATTTTAATTAAAGATTATAAAAATCATCCTTTATTTTGGGTTGGTATGTTTAAAAAACTTATTTATAATCATGAGGTCTTTCACCTTCAATTACTTAAATTCTTTGATAAATTAGATGAGGGTTTAGATCAAGTAGATGTAGATAGAGCTGGAGAGTATGTAGTGTTTACTAAGGCTTGGGAGTACATTAAAAAAATAGACTCTAATAATTTACAACATCAAGAAGCCATCTACCAATTTTCAGACATACATTTAAAAACAGCTTTGGAATTAGCTATAAATTACTTTCAGGAACAAGAAGAGTATGAAAAATGCTCACATCTCCAAAAGAATTTAGAATTTGTAAAACTCCTTTTGACCTAAGTTTGGCTCACATATTTTTCCTTGTTACATTATATCTACAGGGTTAAGAAAGAAATATGAAAAACAGAGAAATAATAATGAGACGGTTGGAAAGAGCAGAGGGGCAGATAGAGAAAATGTATTTTTTCCTACAACGAGGTGGAACAACAGAACAGGTTCAAGAAGTATTAACGGTGCTTAGGGAAGCGATTGATGATGCTAAGGTGTTTGTACAACAGGAACCTTTAGGACCAAACGAGATTAATAATATTTAATTTATGAATTTAACAGCAGAACAAATCCAACAAAATTGGGTACGTTTAATTGGTTTTATTGAGGATCATATTTCTGAACCTCGTAAAACGAAATTAATGGAATTTTATGAAAAGTATTCTGAGCGTCTAATGTTGATGCCTGCCGCTCATAAAAAGGAATATCATAATGCATTTCCTGGAGGGTATGTAGAGCATGTAAATAGAGTAATTACTTGTGCTCTACATCTCCATGAATTGTGGGCTCAAATGGGAGCTGATACTACTACTTATACTAAAGAAGAACTTGTATTTTCTGCCCTAAATCATGACCTGGGTAAATTAGGTGATGAGGAACATGACTCATATATTCCTCAAACAGATAAATGGAGACAAGAAAAATTGGGTGAAGATTATATGTTTAATGATAAATTACCTTTTGCTTCTGTTCCGGATCGTGGCTTATATTTACTCCAGGCTCATGATATTAAGTACACATTTAACGAAATGATTACTATTCAGACTCATGATGGTTTATATGATGAAGCTAATAAGAAATATCTTTTAACTTATATGCCCGAGACTAAACCTAGAACTAGCTTGCCTTACATTGTACATCAAGCTGATTTGATGGCTGCTCGTATTGAGTTTGAAAAAGAATGGTTTCCTAAATTTAACTTGGAAAAGCCAAGTAAATCATTTACCTTGGAGACAAATAAAAAATCAACTCCTTCATCACCAGCTACTAAAAGTAAAGCATTAGGTAGTTTAAAAAGTGAAGGATTGAAAAACATGTTAAATAATTTATGATAGTTTTAGTAATTGTTTTAGGTATAGCGGTCGTGGTCTTAGGATACACGACCTTTAACCTTCTTAGAAAAAATGAAAAACAAGAAGACATTTTAGCTTCCTAC